GCTCATCGTTACCACAAGCCTTCTTCTCGAGACATGAAAGGCGGAAATGGACATGCGGCGAAACTGGCGGTGGGGGGCGCCGCCGCCTTGTCAGATATGTCGTCGCCGTCGGTAAGTATCTATGTGATGTACGCTTTCATGGTGGTCGTGCTGTTGGTCATCATTTACCTGCTGTGCCAGGTGCTGCGCGCCTCGGGGTCAAATTCAAATTCAAATTCAAATTCAAATACAGGTTCTTTGGTATCAACCTCTCCTCCGGTTGGCGGGGGCGTAAGCTGGAACAGTTGGTTTCCGGCATGGGGCGTATCTAACGGCCAGCGTCCGTTGCCGCTGCCGATCGACGACCCGTATGTTCCGCCACTCAAGGTCGACACCACATATTTTCCACGGGACTCGGGCGACATCCGAGGGCTGCCGGTCATAGGTCCGCCGATGGGGGGTCCGATAGGTCCGATGGGGGGTCCAATGGGTCCGACGGCGGTACCGATCAATGTGCGTACCCGCGGCTACGAGACCGAGTTTACGCAAATCGGGATCCTGACCCGCGACCGCGGTGCCAGCGAACCGGACCGTGACGACGCACGCTCGGTTGGTCGGGCTAAATACCAGGACATGGGTATGGGCAAGCAAACGGGTGGCGGCGACACGTCGCGTTCGGACCGTGCCGATTCGTCGGTGCTCTATGACAACCAAATATTGCCTCTGATGGGTCGTCGGGTGATGAACGGCCGCGACAAGTACCAGTATTATACACTGGGTGGCGCCAACGGCAGCACCAAACTGCCGATTCGGGTCAAAGGCCGCGACTGCATCAACGAATACGGCTGCGACGAAATCATGGGCGGCGACACGGTCTACGTGCAGGGCTACGGCCACCGCTACCGCGCCGAAGTCTATGACAACGCCCTCTACCGCTACTTGCCGGCGTTTTGAAAACGTTCCGCGGTTTCTATGTTTCCGTTCCCAGAATTGTTCGTATAGAAATCGTAAAACATTAGAAGGTGGTCCATAGAAAGGCGGTCGTAAAACATTAGAAGGGCGTCCTATACAGAATCTTGTGAGAGGTGTTCTGGAGTTCTATGGTTTCTATGAAGTCTTCTCAACATTGTTCGTATAGAAATCGTAAAACATTAGAAGGTGGTCCATAGAAAGGCGGTCGTAAAACATTAGAAGGCGTCACACACGGAATCTTGTGAGAGTGGTTCTTGAGTTCTATGGTTTCTATGAATTCTTCCCAGAATTGTTCGTATAGAAATCATAGAAGGACTGGTACGCGCGAGCGCAGCGAGCGCAGCGAGCGCAGCGAGCGCAGAAGGTGGTCCATAGAAAGGCGGTCATAGAAGGCGTCACAGAAGGCGTCACAGAAGGCGTCACAGAAGGCGTCACAGAAGGCGTCACAGAAGGCGTCACAGAAGGCGTCACATACAGAATCTTGTGAGAAGTGGTTCTTGAGTTCTATGGTTTCTATGAATTCTTCCCAGAATTGTTCGTATAGAAATCATAGAAGGACTGGTACGCGCGAGCGCAGAAGGCGGTCATAGAAGGCGGTCATAGAAGGCGGTCATAGAAGGCGTCACATACAGAATCTTGTGAGGGGTGTTCTGGAGTTCTATGGTTTCTATGAAATCCTTCCCAACATTGTTTGTATGTGAATCGTAAAACATTAGAAGGTCATAGAAGGTGGTGGTCAACCCGGCAGAACCCGCATCGTACGCCGATGGTACGGATATTTGTGCATAAAGGCATTAGACGCATTGGACGACGGCGGGTCCATACTATTTACCCAATGATCGACCCCTTTTGCTACGTGTTTTTCTACATGACGCTGAAGCTGACGGTAATTCTTAAACGTGGTGGGCCTACCGTACCGTGTCTTCTTTGTGGGATCGATTCCTACTCTCCGACTCGGATCTGGGTTGTAAGAAGGGCTCGGCGGTGGGTTGTAAGAAGGGCTCGGATCTGGGTTGTAAGAAGGGCTCGGATCTGGGTTGTAAGAAGGGCTCGGATCTGGGTTGTAAGAAGGGCTCGGATCTGGGTTGTAAGAAGGGCTCGGCGGTGGGTTGGAAGAAAGCAGAGCGTTGAGTTCTTCCGTGCTTTGCCGGCGGCTGTTCTCGTCGCTGACCGGCGGCGGCGGACCTTCCCAGGCTTCAAACGACATGACGATGCGATCGTCCAAGGTGGTGTAGGTACCATCTCGGTGGACGCGAAGGGGCATCCGTATGACGGACATGATGTAGCGTTCATCCTGCTGCTCTGCGGACGACATGGATTTGGTCTATGATGGACTGGAAGTAAACATGCATAGATAGATGGATCTATGTATGTTTTTGACGGACGGATTAGATGGTACGTGTTGACCGACGGGTCCTTCTTGTAGGCCGTGCTGTCTCCGACCGCGGTGGTGGTGTCATTGACAATGACCGCGTTTGGCGCATTGTCCGAGCCCTACTTCGAGACCGACCACGGGTAGCCCCACTCCCTTCGGTACAGTATGCGTACATGGAATTGGGAATTACGGAAACGGCCGTTGGTATTTGGGCACGGCGATCGGGTCGGGGAGAATCACGGGAATGCGGTCCATGATGGACAAGGACGGCACGGCGATGGGTTGCATCGCCAGGGGAGGTTTCGGGTCGACCAAGTCCGTGGTGCGAATGCCGAACAGGAAGGACTCGACGTCGCATGCATTGTGCGCCAAGGTTTCGCGCGGCATGCGGCGGTTGCTGCCGAGACCGTCGCCGGGCAGTGCGGGCGACGGGTGGTACATCCGGTCCCGGAACATGTCGTACTGTCGAATACGCAACATCTGGTGCTGATCTTGGGCATAATCGCCGGCCGTATTGCGGTTGCTGGTAGACGCCATATCTGATATCTATATATCTATACTACATACCATTCACGGACACGGTGCGACAGCAGCAGCCCTTAAGAATCTTTTTTGGACGTCGCGACCGCAATCTCCTGCATCAAGGCCGTCAGACGGTCGTGATACGGTTTGGCTGTTGCTGCGATGCAGCCCACCCGACCGGGTTTGTCTGTAAAATAGTCGCACAAGAGGCGGTGGTACGCAGCAAAATAGTCGTAGCTCAGCAGGACCACGATACCGGTTTCGGGGTTGTCCATCATGAACAGACCGGCGGCGGCCACGTAGAGATCCCGGAATTCGGAATGCATCAAGGTACGGGATTTCAGAAAGTCTGTGCACGCATAGAAATGCGTGTCATCGTAGTCACGGTCACCGTCGACTCGCTCAGACGTTTGACCTCCATCATCATCTGCCAATTGCCCGCAAAGCGGGCTACCAAACCTCCTAAACAATTGGCATATCGTGTTCCTATACTCGTCGTCGGTAGCATACTCCACGGTCAGATCAACGGGATACGTTGCCTCTGGCTCTTGTTTTGTTTCGGTTGTTTCGGATGTTTTGGACAACGAATTCATAGAACAAATCGCCCCCTTAGACGTATAATATACCCATCACACGTCTAACGTTTTATATTTTTATACACATACACACTCTTTGTGTTTACCAGAAGATGCCGCGCGCCTTCTTCGCGCTCTTGTTGCGCTTGACAGGCGCACGCTTGGACTTCTTGGACTTGCCGCCCTTCTTCGTCTGTTGCTGGTTGCCGCCCTTCTTGACCGAGTTGCGGTTGTTGCCGCCCTTCTTCTGCTGGTTGTTGTTGTTGCCGCCCTTCTTCTGCTGGTTGTTGTTGTTGCCGCCCTTCTTCTGCTGGTTGTTGTTGTTGTTGTTGTTGTTGTTGTTGTTGTTGTTGTTGTTGTTGTTGTTACCACCCATGAAGGTCGCGGGAGAGAGAGCGGGGGACATCGTTGGTAAAGGTAATGTATATATACAATGAACGCACAAAATTCTACTACTACACCTAAACTAAACTAAACTGGTTTGCCCCCCCTCCCCCCTCTTTCCAACGGATGTGGATGTGGATGTTGATTTTTACCGGTTTTGGTTGCGGGTATCGGTGCCGCCGCGCACCCACCCGGCCAGCGCCACTTCTTCAATCGTGTACTGCGGGTTCTTGACGTGCTCGGTCATGTTGTTGTCCGTCGGGTACAACGTGTACGGCAAAAAGCTCTGATTCATGACCGTGCCGACGCTTTTATGGCTCGACACCGTTTCGCCCTGCAGAAGTTGAGATTCCACGTCGGGGTTGCAGCTGCCTCTGCCTAAATACGGCACGGTGGCAAACGGCCGGGCAAATAGGTCCAACTTTTCCAGAGCCCGTTCCTGCGTCGTACCAATGAGAAGCTGCGAGTCGACGTCGATGATGTCGCCGTTGAGACCTTTGCCCCACACCTCGCCGCCGTAGTTCACCGTCGGGTACGACGTGGCAAACCGGATGGTTCCTTCGGGGATCGCCGCCCCCGTCGCATCGCTAAAGTTGTTGGTGGTGTAATAATTGCTGTAACGGGTGTTTTGCAAGTTGCGCTGGGTGTTGTCCGTGGCATCAATACCGATGCGGTCCATCTGGTTAAACGTATAATCGGACAAAATAGACATGATTGTTGTTTTCAATACAAACAAACACGATATATATTGGTCACATATAAATCGTCTCTTGTTTAGGTTTAGGTTTGGTACCGGGACGTGTTGCGCGCACACGCAAACAGGTTGCCCTCTTTGCACGACACCATGGACCCGTAACAAAACTGGGCAAAGGCTCCCTGGTCGTTCGGAATCGTCGTCGCCGGGTTGCTCATGAAGGGGCGCATCGACTGTTCAAAATTCAGCTGGTCATTGACGTCGCGAAACAGTTTGTCGGTGATGCCCGGCTGACTCGGGTTCGTTTCTTGCACCATTTTCACCGTTTGCTGGAGAACCTGGTCGGCCACTTCCGGACGGTCCATCGGCGGCGCCGGCAATTTCCCGGGATTCAGTTCGTAGTCGGGGACCATGACATTGCTAAAGGGATTCTGCGACGTCGGGTCTTGAAAGACGTCAGAGGGCAAAGACAGGCCCTCCGCCGCGATGGCCCCCATGGCCGGACTGGCGTCCACCGTGAGCGGAGCCAGTCCGAACCCTTCTTTGATTAGACCATGACTACCATGACCGGGTTGAGATGTACGGCCCGTACGCTGCATATAAAGCACGTAAATGGCGCCCAGGGTCAACCCCGCGACCAGACAGGTACGTACCCAGTGTCCTGACCACAGGCACAGAATGACGGTGAGCACCAGCACCGACCGGGTGATCGCATTGAGCTGCTGGGCGTAGGTCATCGTGCTCACGGGGTAAAATTCCAGTATGTGGGCAGGTTGCAAGAGTGCGTTGGGGTCGTCGCCCCAAAACGTCACCTCGTCCTTTTCTTGGCCTTTTTGGTTGCCTTTTTGGTTGCCTTTTTGGTTGTCTTTTTGGTCTTTGTTTTCGTTTTCGTTTTCAATACCGGATTTAGGGGTAGCCCCTAAGCCCGAAGTCGCCAAAGGCGACAAGGGCTGCAAGGTTGCAAGCGAAGCTTGCTGACCCGAAGCTTTCGCTTCGATGTTCGTCCTCCCTGTCGGATCGGCTTCGGGTACCATCAATCTCTTATCAACGTTTTAGTTTCGGACACTATTCCGCACGGGATCGATATACTCTAAACCGATTTTTTTGTCGTCAGAAAATGTATACACCATACATCCATACATATACATCCATGTCAAGGCACGACCGACGACGGCGTACCGCCAAAAGGCGCCCCACGTCGTCGTTGTCGTCGTCGTCGACCGAGACCACCACCAAGACCGCCCCCACTCCTGAATTCAGCGCCAATGACTATGCCTCCAACAACGGTATGTTGACCGCCATCTGGGGACCGGCCACGTGGCACCTCCTCCACTGCATGAGTTTCAATTATCCCGTCGATCCGAGCCCTTCTCAGAAATCTCAATACCGCGACTTTGTGTTGAGTCTGCAGCACGTCCTCCCCTGCGGCAAATGCCGCCAAAATTTGGTGAAGAATTTCGCCACGTTGCCGCTGGAAGACCGGCACCTGGCGTCGCGGGCGGCGTTTTCGCGCTACATCTATGACCTCCACGAAGTGGTCAACACGATGCTCCACAAGAAGTCCGGGTTGACCTACGCCGACGTGCGCGAGACGTATGAACACTTTCGGGCACGGTGCGCGACGCCGGCCACCCCGGCCACCCCCGTCGTTGCAGGGGGTAAAGCGCGTAAACACGACGAAAAGGGGTGCGTGGTTCCTCTGAACGGCCACCGCAAAACGAAATGCGTCCTGCGCATCGTGCCCCAGACCCGCAAATGCAAAACGTTTTCGGTCAGCAAATGAGATTTCCCAGTAATTAGTTTCCTATACAGAATCTTGTTGTGTGTGGTCAGAGGCAGCCGTAGCTTCGCTTTCCCGGAAAAAGAGTGCGGGGCGGTACGAAAACGCGTGGGAGTTGTAGTGGCATTGGGCCTGACCAGGATCGTCGTACACGCCGAGCCCGTCTTCAATCGCCATGAGAGGGTATATCACGCAACTGCGTCCTCCTTGGCGGCGCCCCTCTTTGGTCAGGGTCCAGTCGGCGCTAAAAGGGGATAGCGCGCAATTGGGTCCGCTGTCTCCGACAGCGGACAATGACGGACGAGCTTCGCTCGTCCGTGAATTGCTGGGGTCGACCAACGTCCGTTCCAGGTAGCCGCGTTCGTATTTGGCCAAGAGGACGCCGGCGTGTTCGCGCGAGATCATGTACATTTGCGTGCCCCAGGTGTCCTCGGGATAATTTAAATACGTGAATTCGGTGGCACAGCGCAGCAATTGGGTGGCCCCCGAAGGGGGCAATTGCCGTGCTGTGCGCTGTCTCTGACAGCGCACAATGACGGACGAGTCGGGTCGGCGAAGCCGACCAACCGGGGATTCGCTTCGCGAATCCTGGCGAAGCTCGTCCGTGAATTGCCCCCTACCGAAGGGAGTGGGGCTACAGGGCGGTTCGGGGGGGACGGTAGCGCACGTTTCATTTTGGAACTCGGACCACATCGATCGGAAATTGCTATAGGTATCAATCGGGTTGGAGCACAGGTACCCCAGCAACAAAATGTCCAGCTTCATGGCCCGGAAATCGCGGACCACGCGCGCCATTTGCGGGACGAAATCGCGGCGGAGAAGGATGTCGTCTTCGGCAAAGATGCCGAGCGGCGGATCGACAAGACCCGCCGTTTCATCATAGTACCGCCGGATCATATCCAAGTGCCCGTAACACAACGACCACGCGCGCTTGACGTCCGAATGGCTGCTTAGACCGACTTGCATCCGCGGGTCGTCCCACGGCACCCCCGCGGAAAAATAGACCGTGTCCGGGTCCACGCCCACCCCGCGGAACCGCGTCCGCATCTGTTCGATGCGCCGGTGCTCAAAACACAATGTGTAGATGAGGTACGGGGGCTGTTCATGGTTTAGCGGTTGTAACATATCACGGAGGCGGCGACGGGAGGTTGCAAGAATATGTCGCGGTCTCTTTACGCTGTTCGGTTCACCCAAAGCGACGTGTTTGTGAAAATTATATAGATACGTGTATACTATACCCCCAATGGCCAACATCCTAAACGTCCTCGCCGATATCTTTTATCGCCCGTACAAGCGCCCCTTGCTGATCGTCGCCCTCGTGGTGCTCTTGGCCCTCCTGAGCTACTTCATCTACATCTATGTGATCAGACCGCAGACCAAACACGCGCCACTTTCGGACATTCCCAACGCCAACCGCCGCGACCAGACCGTCACCATCTTTTTCTTCTACGCCAACTGGTGCCCGCACTGCAAGAAGACCAAGCCGGAGTGGGACGCCTTTGCCGCCAAGTATGACGGCATCGTGGTCAACAACCAGACGGTCAAGTGCATGGCCATGGACTGCACCGACGGCGACAATGCCCCGGTGCAAATCGTGCAGGCGATGCAGAGATACCATGTTGAACACTTTCCCACCACGATCCTCGTGTCGGACGCGACCAACGGCGAGCCCGTCGAATACGAGGGCAAAATCACGGTGTCGAACCTGACGCAGTACGTCGAGACGATTACCGCCAGCTAAAAAAACCCGTTACACCTTTGCCAATGCATTACGCGCAAAGGTGTAAAATGATCGTCGGCAATCATTCTCGCGCGGTAGAGTAGCCAAAGCCACCCCCCCCAATGTTTGAACCGGTGAACGACGAATACTCCATCGTTATCAGCCGATTCATGGAAGTGTATATCAAAGAGGTGATCGAACTGGGAACGGGGCAAAGGGTCAAACATTTGGTCGCGACCGTGCCTGCCCCTTTTCGCGGTAAATATTCCGGTCCTCCGTACGTCTATGTATGGTGGTACACGGGGGGGGGTCAATACTTCTATACCGAAGATTTGGTGGCACTTACGCAGTTTACCCCCGGTAAAAGTGTCAAAGAGTCAAAGACGTAGCGATGCCATGGTCAATCATGCGGCGCCGGTCGTCGCGTAACCGTGCAAACGTGAATAGATCTGTAAAAGGGTAAAACGACGTGTCAATCTGAATCTCGGTGATTCGTTCGCGTTCGCGGTCGCGTTCAACGACATTGTTGGAATTGTGTATAAGAAACAACATTATACGCGTCAAGTACGTGATGAGGTCCGGCGCAGTACAGGCGTCGGTAGCCCCACTCCCTTCGGTAGGGGGCAATTCACGGACGAGCTTCGCTCGTCCGTCATTGTGCGCTGTCAGAGACAGCGCACCCAATTGCTGCGCTGTTGATGGACACGGAGGAGGATTTATGGCATAGATACCCAACGTTCGTTCACGGATGTTCGGTTCGTGGCCGTATCGCGCCAGAAACTGCGGCACCGGGTAATCGGCCATCAGACAACCGTCGGTATAGAAACCGCCGTCTTTCATCAGCGGCTGAAAAAAGACCGGGGCACAACAGGACGCGTAGCAGGCTTCCCATACGGTCCAATGGGGATGGGTGTGGTGCGACAATTCCACTAAATGTCCTTCGTCCGGCTGATCCAGAGAGAAGCGCACGCTCATAAAATACAATTCCACGGGGTAACGCGCATAGAATTCGGCAAGGGTCGTCTCCATAGAAATGTCGTGTGCCGCAAACAGGGGGCGAAAAATTTCTTGGAAACAGTGGGGGTCGAAGATACCGCAGTGTTCGTAACTGTTCATCAGGGCCGTCAGTGAAAATGGAAACACGTCTTGCCACGGGCGATCGACCAGGTAGGCGTCCATCACCTCCCACGGATCCGTCTCTATGTTCATAGATGCATTAGACGCATTAGACGCATCTAAAGTGTCTTTGTGGGCGGCGGCGGCAGAGGCGGTCAACACGATGAATATCGCGGCAATGGACCCGACCGAGTTGGCGTGAATGCTGCGGAGCGACGGGTAAGACCACCGACCGTCGCGGTACAACTTTTGCAGTGCACCGTAAAACGCGTAACCGTACACCATACCCCCGGACAAGATCAGGTGTTCAAAATGCGGGGGGGTGTCTTCATCGACAGGCGGCATGAGTAATTTCTCGTATGGATTGTCTTGTCTTTGTCTTTACATTCGTTAGTGTTAGTTAGTGTCAGTAGTAGAGATTGTCGGGTCGATATACCAACCGCGAACGCGGGTCTGCTCCCGACGTTTGGTTGGGGTCTTGGCTGTAGTGGGGCATCTTCTCCTGTTCCTGTGGTTGTTCCTGTTGTTTCTTGTGCGACGGAACAAAGGCGCTGATGGGGGTGTAGGTGCGTTTGGGCGGGGGCTGCACCGTCCCGGCGAAAATACCTTGGCCGTTCATGAGGGCCTCGTCGGACGGCGGTTCTTGGCCGCCCGCTCCGCCGGAGGAGGGGGTCACTACCCGGCCCTTTTCGTCGATGGTTTTGCCCGTCTTTTTGCGGATCTCGGACCGCACGTACGCCGGCACCCAGTTTTCCCACGACACAAAGATGGTATTGGGATGGATGTAGCGCACATGAAACCCGTTGTCGGACAATTTATTGACGACAAACGCGACACATTCGGCCGAATCGTACGTCGGTTCGCCGAAAATGTAGTCGGGCAAATGAAACCAAATGTATTTGTCGTTGCGTTTGTTGCGCGCCGTCAGGGTGATGCGGCGGTGCACCCGGTTGAGAACCTTGTTAAAGATGGACAGTTGCCGGAGATCGCGTTGCATGTTGCGTTCGTACAAATCGTCGATGCTGATCTTGCCACGGGCTTCTTCGTCATTGATAAACAAAAAGTTCGACATGTCATAGGCGAAATATATGACATGTGGTGAGATGTTAGAGGGTCCGGTGGGAGCGCGTCGTGCGCCGTCCCCGTGGCTTCGGATAGCTTCGACGTGAATAGAGAATGTGCGTACGCCGCTTGGAACGGAGACGCCGACGCCCGCGAAGCGGTGTTGCTTCGATTCGAAGGGGGCTACCTCCCCCCTTCTTTAGCCCTTGCGCCGGCACGCCTGTTCCTTGCACCGCGGCGCGCTGCTCATACTGGGCCATGGTATCGGCGATGGCCTTTTCCAGCAGCGGCTGAAGCGTGGTGGCTAAAGACTTTTCGATGATCGGCTGAATCAGGTCCCGAAGTTCCTTGGCCACGTCCGGGTTCTTGTCGACATCGTAGTACGTATTGAGTTTCTCGGCGATGACGCTTTCGATTTTGGTGCGCACCATCGTTTCAAACTCTTTGCTACTGTCCAATTTGGTCTGAATCGTCTGTCCAATACTGTCAATCAGTCGGTCACTTTTACGGTCAAACATGACCGCCATGTTTTGACAAATGACCTTTTCAATCTCTTTGGAGATGGCCCCAAAAATCATGGACGCCATGGTAAACTTGCGACGACGACTTTATTTCCTATACTTGGTACTTGATATTAGGACAGAAATAAGTTGAGATTAGGACAGAAATAAGTTGAGATTATGACAGAAAAAAGGGCTCGGATCATGTGGCTTTGCCTACCACGGCAATGGCTGCGTTGTACCACAGGCCTTGCAAGAGACAGTCGGCGTAGTCGTCGCGTTTTTTATGTGTCATCACGTGCGTCCATTTGGTTTTATCGTCGGGGGTGGCCGCGGTCTCGAGGAGGTGTTGTGTGATCCGGATGGCGTCTCGCTTGTGTTGACGGTATTTTGCATTTTCGGTCGAAGCCACGGACACGGTGGAAGGAACGGAGGCGGGTGTCCCCGTGGCAGGGACCGTGGGCGCGGGAAGCAGGTGAGCAAAGTGTCGCAATTTGTGCGTCGACGACACGTATTCAATGTGTACGTGCGGACATTTGATGAGAAAATACATGGTCAATTCGCCTTGCAGGGTTTTCATCCGGCTGGCCAGCGTCGAAATCTGGTTCTCTAAAACGACGTGTGTGAGAAGCGGTAGAGTCTCTAAGGGCAAGACCCGGTCCAAATGGGCACACATGTTGCGACCGAGAGTAATCAGGTCGATCGTTCCCGCGCCTGCAGCAACCGCGGCACCGCCCTCGGTAATGTGAGCCGGTTCCAGGCAGCGTTCTTGGAATGCCTTGGTGAGTTGATCCACATACACTGCCTTGGTGCATGCGTAGCGCAGCAATTGGGTACGCCCTCCTTCGGAGGGCGTACTACTGCCAGAGGCAGGGGGGGTCACGACGATGCCGTGCTCCGCCGCCAACCGTTCCAGTTCAGGTTTTTTACGCGCATTGAGTTTGGGACGGGTATACGCCGGTTTGGGCAGCATCCACCCGGACGACTTGGCATGGATGCCGCAATATAGGGTCGTATGTTTGCGGAACTTGGCCGGTTTCCCGCACCGCGTGCACTGCAGGGGCGCCACCGTCGCCGCGCGGGCCTGCTCGGCAGGCGAGGTCATCAGGTCGATCACGTTCCAGTCGTGGATGCGGAAGCCGCCAGATCCAGATCCATCCAGCAGACAGTAGGCCAGGTTTTTGATGCCAATATCGAAAGACAAGATCATGTCGTATGTGTATAGGTTCCCGATACGAAATAATCACACGCGCAATTGCCGCGCAAACTACGGGTCGGGTCTACGGAACGCCAAAGTACGGCGCCACTTTGCGTGAATCGAGCTGTTCTTTGCGCAGATACGCTTCTTTGAGGTCGGACGATTCGTAGCCCAGGGGGCGCGTGCCGTCGTAGAACGACTTGTACATGTACGGTCCGCCGTTGACCGGAGCGTCCGATTCCGACACCACGGTCGCTTTGGCGGAGGCAGAGGGATACAGCATCACGTGACCGGTATCGTTGGCCGTCTCGCGGAAATTGTATTGCCGCAGGTTTTCGGCGTTGCTCTGCAGAAACTTGCGGTATTGCCAGTTGGACCGAATCTGGTTGTGTTGAATGAGCGATCGGTTCAGCACCGCGTCCGGCGTGGCCGACGAGACGATGGACCGGCCGTCGGACATTTTAGGCGGAAACTGGGGGTACTGGTTGTTGGTTTGGTAGCCCAGGTACGACGACGGCAGGGTCACTTTCAGATAGTCGGGGTAAACACACTCCAGCGGCGTCGCGGGGGGATTCGGCGTGGCGCGTAACATTGCTGTGTTCTCGGGCGTGGTTCGATATACTATATGTCTCTTTGATATTTGATATTTATGGATATTTATGTATGTATGATTATTGGATCGACAGCAACTTCATCAAATCGGGCTTCCGCATCTTGGCGATTTCGGTGACCGTTGCGAGGCCGCGCTGGGTCGCCATGGTACGCAGATCCTGAATCGTGTATTTTTTGTGCGAATCAGTTGTTAGCGCAGCCATTTTGCCTAAATGTCCAGATGACACGAGGGGCGAGGGATCGGTGGTGATTTCCATCACTTCCATGTCGTTATCGGTAGCTTCGATGAAACTATTGGTATTGGTATTGGTATTTTTCACCCGAGCTTCGTCCTCTTCGTCTTCTTCCTCAAACTCTTCTTCTTCGTACTCCTCTTCTTCTTCGTACACTTCGGGTTCGGTTCCGAGAATCGCAGCTGTGGCCGTAGTCGTCGAGGCACACACTTGGTCTTGGTCATCTTGGTCGTCTTGGTCGTCTTGGTCGTCTTGGTCGTCTTGGTCGTCCTGATCCACTACATCCGCCTCCGGTTTGGCCGCAGGGGTCTCCGCGTATCGGCTTCCACCGGTATACGTTGACGTAGACAGGGTCATGAGCTGGCCCACGGCGGGTTTCACATACGCCAATTCGCGGGTCAGTTGGTTGACGATCGAAATCATCGTCTCCGATTTTTGTTCCAGGACATGCAACCGCTGCTTGAAAAAGTAGACGATGGCAATGATGAGGAGAAACGTCACCCCCACACTGAGGAAAAACACACTTTCAATGATGCTAAACAATCCGGCCATAAGCGCAAGTATAGTATACCTCCGCAAAGCCTCGGGTAAACTCCAAACGCGACACCGTACGGATAAGTCTCTGAACCATTCATATACACATCTGTCATGGACAATCATGTGCCTGCTTCTACTTCTATGGGGATGTCTTCACCCACTGTCGCTCCTACCGCCATCGGCACCGGCACCGGCACCGAGATGCCGGCCGCGACTGGAACCACGAACTGGGATGTTAAGACGTGGGTCATTGTGGTCTTGCTGGTCCTCGTGGTGTTCTCGGCCCTCGGTGGGCAATTCCTCGCCCCCCTGATGTCTGGACTGCAATCTTTGGTGCAGGCGTTTGCCAGTTTCGTCAACGACGTCCTCGTGTCGCTGGGGAAAAGTACCGGCATCATTTTGAACGAAAGCGCTGATGCCGCCGGACAAATCGGCAAAGCGGGCATCGATTTAGGCGTCGGCGTGGTCGACGATATCGGCAACCTTCTTCAGGGCAAACCTGGGTCCGCGGAGAACGGGGGCGCCGCGGACGACTTGGCGAACGAACCGCGCCCTACCCCGCCCGAACACCCGGTACAAGGCACCGTGCAGGGATGGTGCGCCGTGGGAGAGTATAATAACCAACGCAGCTGTCTCGAAATCACGGACCAGGACAAGTGTCTTTCTGGACAAATATTCCCGTCGAAGAATGCCTGCATCAACCCGGCCCTCACGGCTAAAACATAAAGTCATAATCACTCCAAATATTTGTGTCTCTTATGACCATATCACCATATCACCATATCACCATATCACCATATCACCATATCACCATATCACCATATCACCATATCACCATATCACCATATCA